TTGGCAGATTTGCCGGAGGGTCATGACTGGGCAAAGATTATAGATGCCAGCGTATATGGAGGATCCGGACTTCGTATGATATGGTCACACAAGAAGCCGTCAGGTGACCCGTACGTCCCTTGGAAGGAGATTGTGTCCATGAAAGAATTTCCCAAAGAGCCTAGTGTCGAGTTGCTCAGTCTTTTCTGTATAAGGTGCCCCGGTGAAGAGGCGAATGGGTCGGCCATATTTGGCGAAGAGACACTGAGCAGCGAACCTATCGAAGAGTTTATCCAAAGTGAAATGCCAGGCCAGAGGCGTACTCACATCAAGAAAATTCAGAGGTTTGAAAATAGTCCTCGACAGATGTGGTGGGTTCAGTCCGATTCCAAATACTGTGAAAAAATCAGGGCCGAGCACAAATCAAATCATGTTTGGTTTATGATTAATGGCGACAGGATCTGTCAGAAGTGCTTCAATGACGAGTGCAAGGACTTCGCTGGCAAGGAGCATATTCTTCCTCCGAGTATAGTAGATGGAATTGTTGTTGTGGGTAGTCCTCCTCGCTGTTCTGGTTTGGACCTTTTTCCCGAGGGGATCAGGCGTTCGGTTCCAAAAGTACGAGAAAGAAGTTCATCCATATTCGGGGCTTGACCCAGAAAGCTGGAAACGCTTCCTGGCAAACATCAAACGCTTTGAAACTGATATAAATACTGACATAGAAAAGGCGGCTGAATATCTTTATGCATCGCTCGAGAACATAAGAGACCTGGCGTTGGGCATCAGGAGGGCGGATGATGCTCAGCACCAAGAGAAGCTCAATGACATCGCTGGGCGCCTCGGATACGAAGGAGAATTTATGATAAATCAAATTGCAATTTCAAAGGGACTTCAGTTCTTTCCAAAGTACTTAAACGAGACGATCGTGGACTATCCAGAAAATGGCCCAGCCTTTATCCCAAGCACCATCCGAAGCCACGGTCAGTAATGTAGTCACACGTTCAGGTCGTATGGTAAAGAAACCAGACCGCTACGAGCCAGTTGAGCAGGTCGAGGACGATTATGCAGCAGAGGACTATGACAGTGACGAAGATAGCGATGTTGATAGCATCGTATCATATGAGGAGTCCGAGTTTTCAAGTGAAGATGACGCCGATGATGATGGAAATTTGGATGGTTTTGTTGTAGCAGATAAAAGCGAGAGCGACAGTGATGATAGTGATGGACCGCCCCCCGTTCCTGTCAAAAAGCGACCCGTCTCCAGAAAATGATGATGACACCTGGCCCTCTCAGCCCCCTCCTCAACAGCCTGTATTTCTTCAGCAACAGCGCCCAGCGCCTGATATTTTCGAGCAACTCAAGATGAACCCCATGGCCCTGGTTGTCATCGGTATTGTTATCGGTGCTTTCCTTGTAAACATGCGCCCCGTAGTTATTAAACCTTGATAATATATATAGATGAGTTTTACTAAATCAATTGGATATTCTATTCCAGCAGCGTTTCGAGTTACTCAACCCGGTGTTAAAGGAACTATGTATCCATCGGGTAATCCTCCACCACCATCAACACCACCCGCCGTCACTGGGTTTATGTTGATCAACTCGACAACCACAACAATTGACCTAGAGTGGAATGCATCATCTGGAGCGACTTTATACACGATAGTGTCGGACAGCGAGATCATAGAGCCAGTCACGACGGGCGGTACCTCTTGGACGTATACAGATTTGAGCCCCGGCACTGCGTACACGTTCACAATAACACCGTCAAACGCATCTGGTAACGGTCCACCGACGGCGCTATACATCCCCGCATTTCCTGACCTCGCTCCAGCTATCTTCAATGCACAACTCTCAGCAACTACAACGACCATCGAATTCGAGTGGATAGAGGATTACACACCTCCTGACGCGGATTCATATAAGGTGTATTGTCAGCTTGATGGCATATATGAAGTATTGTATGTTCAGACGTGCCCATTAACACCTAATTATTATACATTCACTGGGTTACAGACAAATAATGGATATGTCTTCCGTTTGTCGTCAGTGAATGAGCGCGGAGAACAGATTTACGCTGGCGGCTACACGGTAGCTATGTTGACCATTCCAACAGTCACAGGGGTTTCTGTGAGTAACCCGACTACTACCACTATTGACATTACATGGGACACACCGACCACTACCCTAAATTATCTTGATTTTGAATATGCTATAACTTCAACCCCTGTGACCACAACTCAAACTATAAATGGGGCTTCCGCGTACACATTTTACGGTTTAACACCAGGTACGGAGTATACATTCACAGTCACACTTTCGGTTAATCCTCCTGGTGATAATCAAGCAACCAGCGACCCTGTGACGTCCGACCCGATATATACATTGATTGAGCCGGCATACCTGACCTATACCGGAACAATAGAGACGCTGTTTATAACTCCGGGGTCTTACAATTTTGAAATTGCCGGAGGAAGCGGTCCCTTAAACAAAGGATTCGGACCGAATGCGTATGGAGCACGTTCTTATGGTACATTAGGCTATACAGTAACGTCGCCTATCACTATTCAATATGCAATCGGCCAGGCAGCTCCCGGAAACACCGGAGGCGCTGGCGGTACTTTTGTGTACGACATGACGAACAGTCAAATGTTGTTTGTTGCCGGAGGTGCGGGTTCGAATTTTGTTTCACCCGATCCCACTGAGAATGATCCACTTGATGGAAGCGGCGGCGCCGCGGGCGCCGGAGGCGGCTCTGGTGCGGGTGTGAATAGCAATGGTTCTAATTCAACGGCCAACGGTGGATCTGGCGGTCTCACGTTTGGAAATGGTGCAGCCGGAGGTACAGGTGGAACTATCGGCACGGCCTATGCTGGAGGGTTCGGCGGCGGGGGAGGCGGAAGTATTATATCAGATCCCGTATTAGGTCAGGTATATTACGTAGGTGGTGGTGGTGGGTATACGGGTGGATCGGCGTCTACAAACTACGAACCAGAATTGTATTCATCGTGGTATGCAATCCCAGGACGATCGTATGCTATATCCGGAACTACCCTGGTTACTTGGACTGCGTGGACTGGAGGAGGTAATGTGTCACAAGATGGCTACCTCAATATCATCCCTGTGTAATCACACTTTAGTTATTAAATCTTGATAAATATATAGATGAGTTTTTACTATTAAGTAATCATATAAAGAGGGGCTTTCCCCGAACTTGAATCGTGTCCGTCAAAATTTCCAATCGGACCAGTTTTTGATACATCCTCTTGAATAAACCCAACCCATGGGTTTTCACGGATTTGGCTTGCTGGTTCCATATCCCTGAAAACTTGATATTGACTATCTGAAGATGGCGCCCCTCCAGAAGTCGTTCGTAGCCTTGAATAGGCGAGCCATAGAAGAAATCCAACAATGGCCAGACCTAACAAGACGAATATCATTCTATTTTATATTACGAAATTTAATGCTCGGCCTCCTCGGCCTCTGTGACCGTCTCCAGCTTTGCTGCAGCCTCTGCCGCCGCCTCGGCCTCGACACGACGGCGCTCAACCTCAGCGGCGACCCGCTCGTCAGCCATCTTCACTAGGTCCTCGATTTGAGCGTCAGGGAACTCCTTCTTGAGCTCCTCGATGATGTCTGCTGGGTGGGGAATTGGAGGCACGTCCGGCTTGGTGTAGAACTTGGAGTTCTCATCGGCTGGATCGATATAAGGGAACTCGCCATCGATTGGCTTGGCCATCATGTCCCGCTTGCGCTTCTCGAACATTGCGGCGGCTGATGCCTGGTTCTGCTTGTACTTCGTCATGATCTCCTCGAGCTTATCGTTCTGGTAGTGCACGTCGTCAATCTGGTCACGCTGGGGTGGGATCAGGAGCCACTTGTACATATCCACAACATAGATATCGACCAGGGCATCCTCCTTCTGAAGGCGCTTGGCGTGGCTGGCTGCATCATCGCGGGTCGCGAAGCACCCACGGATCTTCATACCCAGCTGCTCATTCTTCTGGGGCATATCTGGGCCAACAAATGACACACACGCGAACAGCTGGCCTGGGACGGTCAGGTAGTCTTGCTCGAGAGAACCCATTTAAGGATATGGCTCTCTTATCTTTTAAGTAACAAAATGGAACAACTCCGAAAAACGCACAATTTGGCAAAGAGGGAACTCATCAACAAGTGGGTCCCCAAGGGTTCCCAGGTCCTGGACTGTGGCTGCGGCCGTGGCGGGGATCTCGCCAAATGGAAAGGAATGAAAGTTAATCTTTTCATGATTGACCCTGATGAAGAGAGCCTCCAAGAGGCCCAGAAGCGTGCCCATGAAATGAATTATGGCGTGTGGTTCCTACCTAAAGGTGACATTCGTGATGCCATTCACCAGAGTGGTCCCTGGGACATCGTCTGTTACAATTTTGCACTTCAATACATTTTTGAAAATGAACACGTATTTGATTTCTCAATTAAGGCTATTGAAAAATCCCTAGAAGTTGGTGGACGCCTCATGGGCATGGTACCGGATGAAACTCGGATACGTGCAATGCTCGGAAACTCTTCTAAATTTGTAGACAAATTAGGAAACTCAATTGAACTGAGAGACGGGAAGCTATGGGTCCATCTCACAGATGGTCCCTTCTACGCCACAGGGGCTCGTCCGGAGCCACTTGTGGATGTACAAAAACTGATCAAGGCACTTGATGACAAGGGATTTCACATGTCAATGTGGCTGCCTATGCTCGATAAACCAAACGGTCTCATTTCAGATATGTATTCAAAATTTGTCTTTACTAAGATTAGATGAAGACCGTAATCATACTCGCGGTTCTTCTGTTTTTACTCGTGCTAGCCATCAGGTCACTCAAGGAACCCAAGATGCTGACGGAGATTAAAAGGAGGTGTGAAGTCATCAAGACCGGCCTGCCAGCTGATGAACGCTGGAAACGAATTAAGAATTCAAATTCGATATTTACAGGCACGACCCATGAGGTGGACGGTGCTGGCTCAAATGTGAATAAAGGGTATGAAATTTACATCTGTCTGGATGGAGACGATGTAAACTCGGCAATGTATGTCGTCATTCATGAGCTTGCGCACATGTCGGTCGCAGAGTATGACCATTCAAGTAAATTTTGGGAGAATTTTAGAGATTTAAAGGCTATTTGTCAGACCCTGGGAGTTTATAGTCCTGCTGATCAGAAACCTTATTGTGGCCAGACGGTCCACACGTCTTAACGGTCAACCAGGAACTGGCGGGCAAAGTAAAACACAACCGCAGCCACCAGTGCAGACACTATCATACCCGTCAGGGACAGGTCACCACCGTCACTGGTAAACTTGGGCACCATAGAGCTCAGTTTCCCCTGGACCGGCTTGGAGAAGGCGACGACGGCCGCAACACCTGCAAGAACTGCATAGTACTGCTCATCGGTCAGGCCAAAGGGGTTCTTGGACGAACCCTTGCTCTCGGACTTGCGGGCAGTCTTGCGGTTTCCTGAAACGGGCATGGACGGGCCCATCATCTCGTCCTGCATCATCTGACCTGGACCCGGCATAACTTCCTCAATTGCCGTTGAAAATTCTGCCATTTGAGATGAGCCTAGGTTTTTTTTAGGCTCTTCTGGCGGGTTAGGGAGGAGACCTGTTGGGGGGCCTGTCTTCTTTTCAGTTTCACTTGGTTCTGGAATTTCATTTATAAAATCGAGCCCACCAGATGGATCATAACTCTGCATTAAAATGGGCTAGTTTTTTTGATACCAGTCTAGTACGCACTTATTTAGTCTTTTTGACCTGGATAAACTGCGACCCACGGCCGCGCGCCGGTTGTTTCGGAGCGGGCTGAGTAAGGTGCCGAGGATTGTAATATCGTTGGTGATACTGCCATAGGGCTGGTCCACCCACATGGAAGTTTTTGCGAATTGGAGCCTTGTACCAGAATACACAATCAGTGATCTTATTACTTTTGGACGTGTTATCGAGTACCATGCACTCGTAGTTCTCGGTGCAGCTGTCCATAACCTGACTGAACATATCGTATGTCGGAAAAACTCCGAAAAATGCCTTGTACAGGTTCTCACGGTTCTGACGAACGTTATCGCGCAATGCAAAGACGTAATCAACATTCGTCCGGATCATAGGGGTCATGTCCATCACGTACTGGGACGTCATCATGAAGAATATCTTCCAGTGTCGGCCATTCATAAAAAGCTGCCTTACACACGTGTCACGCATGAATGCCCGGTCGTACATACAGTCGTCCATGAGCAAAAAGACTGGGCTGGCCTTTCCAGCGGACACGAGCTTTTTTTGACGCTCTATCAGTTTTTCAATAGCTTCTTTATTGTACTCACCGTAAACGAAAATGTCAGGGATAAACTGCTTGTAGTAGCCGTTACCCTCTTCTGTCCCAGACATGGCGATCCCTGCTGGAAGGTGCCGCTTGTACCAGAGGATATCAGTCACCAGGGTTGATTTACCTGTACCACGCTTACCGATAAAAATGCACACCTTGTCATCCGCCATTGTGGATGGATCAAATTTTCTCAGTTGGAGAGCCATCTCCACTCCTAATAGACATTCGTCTTTTTTGAATGAAATTGAGGCGCATTAAAGTGTTGACTAATTTCAGAATGTCTGCTGGCTACATCCAGCTGGCTGCAATTGGTCAGCAAGACACATACATCACCGGAAGCCCAAGTAAGACTTACTTTTCAGGAGTTTATTATCGTCACACACCTTTTGTACTCGAGGCGTACGACATCCCCTTTCTTGGTGACAAACTCCTCTTCGGATCCGAACACGTCTGTAAAATCCCGTTCAAGGGAGACATTATCAGGGGCTTGACACTCAAAACAAAAATGCCTGGCCTCCCTTACTTCGCACCAAATTCCTGGAGTTATCCAACCCCAGCCAGTGATGCTTTTCAGCCATATTTCATAGTAGATGGGGTCACTACGGTCCAGGTTGCAATAGGTGTATCATTTTATACAGCTTCTCTAAATACAAAAGGAAATTGGATCACCGGTGCAATTTCAAATTATGTTGATTATGATGCGACAAACTATAAATTCTTTTTCAAGAATTGCACAACCGTAGAAGTTCCTCCATTTACTAACCCTTCAAACCCTTCAGGTGTGTTTTGGGGACTTGACCCTAAAACCGCAGCCTCAATTAATCCTTCAAATGGTAATTTCATTTATAACCTTACGACACATGGATACTATGCAGACTTTACGACGGAGCAATCGGGATGGGTCAGAGGTGAAGCGAGCGCAGTCGACAACATCAGGGGTGGGTATTACCTAGGTCTAAGAACCGCACAACCACCATGGACGCCGCCGGTCATATATTCCGGGTCAGACACGGTCTTTTTAAACGTGGCTTCACAAAACTTTACAGCGTTCGGCCTCTCGCCATACGCCGTCAAAACCTCAAAAGGGTGTATCAAATTTAATAGCCCTGGTAATTATCTGATAAGAGGTACTATTAACTCAAACAGTCCAATTTACTCAGTGTCATACGGCACCACGGACACAGACGGTCGGCCGGCAGCCGCCTCTGTAGTGTATTCTTATACTCACACGTGGCGAGTGTCGTCAGACCCTACAATGCCTTTCATGCTTCCAATCAAAATCGAAGAAGCTGGAACATTTGCTTACCTGGATATCAACGGCACATTCACAGAAGAAAGCCTTATTTTACCGTCTATGTACGTTTCAGTCGGAGCTCTAGACATTTTCTATAACCTTGTGAATAATTACACGGCACCCTCTGCCACCTTCACATTGCCTCTAACGTTGTTCAACGAGAATTCCTATGTGTACTCTGACATCCTGACGCTCGCGACCAACAACACATTCACGTTTTTCAATCAGGGAACTTATACAGTTTCTTGCTATTTGTCGACGTCCGGAGACGAGTATGTGCGCAAGATTTCCGTGAAGACCGGTAGCACTTATCTATACACTTACACCACTGATCAGGGTCGCAATCCTACATATGATTTTGTCTTACCAATTTCAGTTACAGATACAGCTACGGTATATTCCATAGAAGTGACAACAAGTGTTTCTAACCCGACCCTTCTCGGGTCAAACGCCTCGTACATATCATTCGTACAATGCACTTCACCACAAAGTGCAGGGTCGGTCGCGGCGTTCCCGGAAAATGGGCTCTTCTTCACTCCCAAGACCGGAACGACCCTTCCAACTCCTACGGGCCCGAATACTTACACGTTAAATTTAGGAACTGATTTCAATTCGGTCGGTGTTTCCAGCTCGATAAATCAGATAGGAACCGGTATGAAATTCTCTAATATCGGTGTGTATATGATGACGGCCGTCGTGTGCACGGACGAAGCCCTTTCTTCAATTTCATTTGGAAATCAGACGTACCCAATCGGTGTGGGTCTCTTGCCTCCTTACACGTTTTCAGTCCCTCTGTACGTGTCAAAAACAACCGACCAATGGAACATCTCAATTACTTCTTCAGGATCATCAACCGGGATTTACGCCAACACGTATATGTCAGTAGTGCCTTACGCGAGTAATATCCAGGAAACTGCATTCAATTATTACGATTCGGTCGGAACTTATATGATACAGAAGGCTGAACTTCGTATAGGAAATCAGCTTATTCAGTCACTGACCGGGGAGATGATCGAACTGTGGAACGACCTCAATATCCCGTATGAAAATCAGCCCGGCCTTACGCTCCTTACTGGAAAGCTCGACACGTCCAACGTGAATGACCCTGGGCGGACCTATTACACAAATCTTCCATTCTATTTCTACGGAAATCCTGAATTAAGTATTCCAATTGCGGCACTTGACCGACATGATGTTGAACTTTACGTGACTTTCAGAAATTTCACAGAACTGACGCCTTACTCGAATACCGCTGCACTGTCTCAAAATCTGGGCGGACTTGTCACGCAGCCGCTCGATGCCACGATCATCGTCGAGTATGGCTACCTTTCTGAAAATGAAATTAACTGGATGAAAAAGAGTAGACTGGATTACGTCATCACCCAGACGCAGGTATCGACTTATACACTTGAACCAGGGTTCACGTCAGGGGTTTTCAGTCTCCCTTTTATAAATCCAGTCCGTGAATTGTTTTTCGTAATTCAGGCCGATGGTAACGAACCATACGATTTCACACAGAATGGTCTGCTGTCCATGACCATGTCTTTCAACGGTCAAGAATTTTTCAGCCGCCGAGACACCGACGCGCTCTATCTTGGGACGATCGAGCCGTACAACCACCATATTCACGATCCTGACCGCAATTTCTTCATGTATTCGTTCTCACAAGATCCTAATGATCCACGGCCTAACGGTCAGGTGAACTTCAGCCGAGTTAATCAAAAACTCCTCGAGGTCAACACATTGTCCTCCGAAGTGCCACGTCAACTCAGGGTCTACGCACTCAACTATAACATAATGAGGGTAGAGAATGGCCTTGCGGGGATCCTCTTCAATTTCTTTTAAACGTTTCTATTAGTAATGGCTGGTAGAGCCAGCCTGGCCTTTCTTGGTCAGGATGACATCATCCTTGTAGGTAACCCTGAAGTAACATATTTTATTGAAAAATACTCGGCGAAAATTCCTTACGCGAAGCGTCTGGACCGCCTCACGTTCGACACGAATGTACTTTTCGGAGGTGAACATTCTATTAGAATTCAAAAAAGAGGTGATCTCGTTTCGGCCATATATTTGAAAGTCAATTTACCGAATACAATTACGGACGCTGTTCTCGATTCCATCGGAACACTGATGATAGATCATGTTGAGTTGTACTATGGAAATCAACTCATAGAACGCCTTTACGGTGAATATATAGAAATTATTAATGACGTGACTGTACCACAGGGAAAACAAAGAACCCTACAAGGTCTTATAGGCAAGATCTACCCACAATTGTCTGGACCCCTCCCTACCCCCGGTACATATACAGTGCCTTTGCCATTCACATGCCTCAATAAGGGTCTCGAGCCTGACAATTTGTTTTTCAAATTAGTTCTCAATCCATCAACTGAATTCATTCAGAGTTCGACACCCTACATCCTACCAGTTGATATAACTCTACTTGTTGAGTATATTTACCTGGCGGCCCCTTTGAAACGTGGGGTCCAGATTTACGAACAGGTCCAGTTGGTTGAATACGTCGCTCCAGCCGGCTGCAACCACATCAGATGCCAGACTGGTTTCGTCAATCCAGTCAAGGAACTCTATGTCGTAATTCAGAACACAAATGCAGCAGGATATGATTACACGACTGATGGGACGACCGAACAGCTTGTCAATTTGAATTTGAAATTCAATGGTGTTGATAGAATTCCAACAGAAATTGGTTCGGCCCTTTACCTCAGGGTCCTCCAGCCTCTCGAGTTTCATACCCGGGTGCCAAGCCGGCCCTTTTACATGTACTCATTTAGCATAGACCCTGAGACACTCGTCCCGTCTGGTCAGGTGAATATGTCCGTCATAAAAAACCAGACCTTCGAGTTGATCCTCAACCCGAGTAATTCAGCCCGCGAAATCAGAATTTATGCAGTAAATTACAACTTTATAGAAAAGGGACAAATTCTATTTCCAAATACGAACGATTTAGGAGACCTCATGAAATTTGTGTAAAATCCTTTTAGGTGTCCAGAGTAGATGTCGATCGATGATATTTTTCTTCCAGTCATGGAATCCTCTGTTGTTCTCGCCAGTCACTACGCCAAGGCGTGCAAGCGCGACACGGTGACCGCCAAGGACATGGAAATTGGGCTCATGTATGCAGCCCGTAATGTGGTGGGGAAACAGGTGGGATCACTGTTCCCAGAAATCTATGACAGCGAGGACAGCGACGAAGAAGAGATCCAGGAGGTGGAGGAGGACGACGAACCATTTACCCGTTACCGGGGCACTGAAGATCTTTACGTAAAGATGAATGAGTGCTTGGACACGTGGGATGACTGGGACCCAGAGACACCAGCCGAGCACGCGTTGAAGAACGCAGTCAACAAAGTCAGACAAAATTAGATGAAGCCTAAGAAGCAGTTTACTGAATTTTTTCAGTACGAGGCTGAGGACGAAGAGGAAGAAGAGGAAGAGGAGATCATCCCAAAAGTCAAGTATACCAAGATACTTCAGGAGGAGGAATATGAGGACGAGGACGAAGATGACGGAGATTTTTTTCCAGGTATAAAGTAAAAATGGCAGGCGTTATTGGTGCAGTTGCAACTCAGCTCGAGGCTCAGTCCCTGAACTCCGTGGTGGCGGGTTTCTCCTTCGCCGCCGCAGTGGCGTGGATGGACGTCGTCCGCGCCATCGTCGCTCAGGTCGTCCAGGTGCAGAAGAACGGCACCCAGTACCTGCTGCTGAGCGCCCTGTTCACCACCCTGCTGTCCATCCTGGTGTACATGCTGATCAAGACCTTCGTGACCAACGTGAAGATCCAGGAGCCATCCCAGCCCCTGTACGCAGTGACCCGTGCCTAAACAGTTCTTAACTGAGGAGGCACCAGCGGATTAGGTTTTACAAAAGTTTTATAAATGAAAAAGCCAACCAGGGCCATCAGGAACACCAACCAGATGGTCCACCGACCCACAAGAGGCCGCTTTTCGGGCTCCTTTGGTTTAGGTAAAAGTGTCATAGCATCAATTATACGTTTGATTTCTACATCATGAAGCGGTGGAGGAGGCGGAAGGGGTTTCTTCTCCTCTGTCCAAAATCTCAGTATAAAAGAATTAGTTTCGTGTCCGTTAAAATTTACAATTTCACCAGTATCATCAGTCCACGTCACCGTCAGGCGGCTCAGTTTCTCAATAGGCTGAGGATATTCAATCGAGACTATATAATCTCCATTTTCCGTGAATGTTTTTGAACATCCCGAATTTACATTAAGTGGAACCATTGCAAACGTGTTTCGTGCATTGCTACCCGAATAGGTACCCGAGCCGTCACGGGCAAGGCCAAGCGCCTCCACCATACGAGGATTTCGCAACTCCTGAACGTCCAGGAAGAGAAACTGGTTCACAGAGAATTCAACTATCGTCGGAGATTTCAGGAAAAAATTAGCTCCAGGTATAACCTGGTTGTAAACAGGGTCAGTCAGTACAAGGGTAGACGGATAAGCCACGTTAGGTTTAAACCCTAATATATCAGCCATGGACGCATTATTCACCGTAAGAGTGAATGGAGTTGTGCTTTGAAAAAAGAACTTTCCTTCGTTAGAAAGCCAAGTCACATTCGCAGACGGTAAACGGTTATTAATTTCAGTCTGAATTCCATTTGCTGAATAGAAGCCTGGACTGATATTCATGGATGTCGTGTTAAACGTCAGGACATTTGTGGAACTTGTTAAATTCCATATGGTATTTGGAACCTTTGCACTGATCAGGTCAACCCTGGTCACATTCTTGACCTGATCAGTCAGGTGAAGCGTGTAGCTGGATCCAGAGGGGTACAGCTGAGTGTCACGGTTTTTGGAATCCACGTAAATTATCCGAGTTTCCATTCTAATTTAGTATTAGAAAGTAAAATGACGAGTTTGCCCTTGATCAAGTATCCAGGATTTCTCAATCAAGATGAGTACGATGCATGTGTTGAAATTCTGAAAGAAACTGATGGCTGGAATAGATCCGGTACATCACTTGGGACACTAGGGAAAAATTTTTCAAACAAGTCTTTGAATGACCATGACATATTTGCAAATCAAATTCTGAATAAAATTAAGAAACGGACTGGAGATGATTTTATACTCAAAAGAGTTTATGCAAATGGACAGGACATAGGGGAGGATGGGGAGTTTCACCAGGATGATACTGATCCTGACGCATGGACTTTCCTACTCTACATGAACACAATAGAAGAGGGTGGTGAGACCGAGTTTCAGGTTGGCGACGACAAAACAGTTGTGAGACAGATGGCAATCCTAAATACTGGTCTTCTTTTCAAGGCCGATATTTTGCACAGAGGTCTAGGCCCTAAATCAGGTACTGAAACCCGTATAACAGTTGCATGGAAACTGATGGTCCGTCCAAAATTTCAATTTTTCACGGACCCTGTCCCTCACTGTGTCGTACGAAACTATTACACGCCCGAAGAGCTTGCACTCATATGGTCCGAATTAGATTTTCTAAAAGGAAAATTATATCCACCCGACCAAACTGGAACTGCCGTCGGGTCGGACGGAAAACCAAAAAAGAAAAATAAGGGTGCGTTCATAGATGACCTGTACACAAAAAGGGAACTCAGTAATATTCTCCAATTAAATAGGAAAATTGGGAGACCAGAAATTTCCGGACAAATTTTAGGAAAGAATTGGTTTTACAATTATATTAGACCATGTGACAGGCTCAAGGACCGGACACTCGTGAGTTACTATGAAGATGGGGACTATTATGAACCTCATACGGATTCGGCGATGGTTACAGCGATCTCATATCACTGGAAGGAGCCAAAGTCGTTTGAGGGGGGTGACCTTTATTTCGGAAATTACAAGGTCCCTATTGAAAATAATTGCTTGTTGATTTTTCCTTCATGTACCGAGCACGAGGTAAAACGCGTCACGGGTCAGGGGCGTTACGCAATTACTCAGTTTTTAAACTTTTCGTAAGATCCTCGAGTTGTTCGACACGTGTTGTTAATTCCTTGATGGATTCCACGAGTAAAGGAATAATTTTTTCGTATTCTACTCGCTTGAATTTGCTTTCTGAATTCTCAAATGAAAATGGTCTGACTACCTCTGGAAGAACCTGCTCAAGTTCCTGGGCACTCACACCGACGTGCAATCTCTCATCGAACCCATGTGTGCGAGCCTCTTCATTATATGTAAAAGTAAAACCATTAATTTTGTTAACCTTTTCAAGAGCCTCTTGGATATTTCCAACTCGATTCTTGAGACGGTCGTCCGACACCTGGTAGTATGCAATAACGTCACCTGTTGCGCTGACGGCACCCTGAACGGTCACGGCGGAACCAATAGTACCGCCACCAAGACCGTTAACCTGTGTCACACCTGCTGGAATGCCTTGATACTGTGCAGCGGAAATTGCCCCATAGACGACAATGCTCTGAGTTGCAACGTTAGCCGATTGAACATTATTAGTAGCCTGAAAACGTTGGGCACTAATTGTCCCACCTGAAGTAATACCCTGAGTTGCCTGGACGGTTCCAGCCGTCGACAGACTTCCTCCAGTGATTGTCTGAGTTGCCTGGACGGTTCCAGCCGTCGACAGACTTCCTCCAGTGATTGTCTGAGTTGCCTGTAAGGTGCCCTGAACGGTCACGGCGGAACCAATAGTACCGCCACCAAGACCGCCAACCTGTGTCACAGCCGCGGGGAGGCCCTGATACTGTGCAGCTGATATCGCCCCAGTGACGAGAAGACTGGTAGTTGCAACGTTAGCCGATTGAACATTATTAGTTGCCTGATACATTTGAGCACTAATTGTCGTTCCTGCAGTGATCGCTCCGGAAGCCTGGACGCTTAAAGATTGGACACCATTTGTAGCTGAAATTTGCTGGGCCTGAACAGTCGTTCCTGCCGTGATCGCTCCGGAAGCCTGGACGGTTCCCGAAGACTGAACACTGTTTGTAGCCTGGAACTGCTGAGCACCAGATGTTGTACCGGCAGTAATGGCCCCTGAAGCCTGAACGGTTCCGGATTGGACGCCATTTGTAGCCTGGAACTGCTGAGCGCCAGATGTTGTACCGGCAGTAATGGCCCCTGAAGCCTGAACGGTTCCGGATTGGACGCCATTTGTAGCTGAAATTTGCTGGGCCTGAACAGTCGTTCCGGTAGTGATCGCACCAGTGGCTTGTATGGTGTCTGCACTTTTAAGACCATTTGTAGCCTGAATATATTGTGCAGTAACATTTGCTGAAGCAAACACATTAGTGGTCGAA